ACTGTGTATTTTTTGCCTAAATTAGATAAAGAATAAGAGTTATAAAAAAAGAATATTGCGGAAAGTCTTTCCGTTTCAAATTTTGAACCATCTTGTGCAAGACTAAAAAGCTTATTATCATCACTATAAATTAATTCGTCTTTAATGTAATATGGACTATGACTTACTTTTAATTTAGATTCAGTTGCCGCATCTAAAAGTTTTTCTCTTTCGAAGAGGCCAAATGAGTACAAGAGAGATCCATCTTCATTTTTTGCTTTTAATAAATTTTCAAGAGACAGCATGGAACTTGCAGTTTTCAAAGTGTCCCTATTTGTGGTTAGCGTAAAACCATTTTGAATATAACAAAATTTATTTGGAATAATGTAATTTCTTAAAGACAAATTTGTACTTGGATCTATTCCAAAACAGTAGCATTTTCCATAATTTGGAGGATAAGAATTATTAGTATTGCATACTAAATAATTTTCTATATTTGGAAATATTTTTTGAAAACAAGATCTAGATTCATTAAAGACTTCAGTATCAGCAAACACATTGAAAACTTCATTTTGAATATAGGTTCTAGCTTCTGGACTTAAAAAGATGTTAAGTTCAACACTTCCATCTTTTTGAGACTTATCGTATAAAGTTGAGTATGGATATATGTCTTTTTTCCCACCGATTATATTATAATTAACTCCATCATTATATGCAAGAAGTACGCCTACTTTTATAGATGGATTAATTACGTAATTATTTGGATTAACTACTTCGCCATACGTCTTTGTTCCAACTAAAACATTATCAGTAGTTTCGTGTTTATTTATTTCCAAAGCGGCGGTTGCTGGTCCCGAACTCGACAAATCTATATGACTGGTATCACTTAGTCTATTCACTGCAACTGTTACATATACATTTTCTACATTATTATTTGATATGTAATGCGTAATCGGCACCGCTTTTTGTTCACTTCTGTCTGCCGAAGATCTATCAAATATTGCATAATTAAAAATAACATTTGAGATTATATATGGCTTGCCATTACATTGATATTCGATTGGCCAATTTTTAACCCATCTTAAATCATCACTAGTTTCAAGGCTTATATCTTGTATATTACATTTTCCACCGCCACTTAAATCACAAACCCTAGCGACTCCACCATGAATTACTCCAGCGTTATCACCAAGAGCAATATTTCCAAATGTTGATTTATTTAAAATTTTAAAAGGACCAATTAGTTCTTGGTTATAATCAGTATCAATATGAATATCTTTGAAATATTTCAAAGGGGCTTGTATTTCCGATCCCGTTTTAAATTCACTTTGAACCAAGTTATAATTATACAAAGATTCAGTATTTTGATATATTATTATTGAATTAAAGTACTTATCTAGCGCATCATTTATTGACTTTACTCCAGTTTCCAAGTCATAGACTGACCAAATAAAAATTTTTAAATTCAAAAAATCAAAAGAAATTCTACCATCTTTAGTGCTGACATCGACTAAATTTTTTACAACAGTTTTTTTATTACTTTGATTTGTAAAATTATTTCTCAAAAAAGACCTAGGCATTTCAAAATAATTGAAATCATTTAGATTGCTAGAACCTATTGTAAAATAAAAATAATTACTTATGTTATTTATTGCTAATTTTATTGGGTACTCTCCACTCGATCCACCCTCAGTCGGATCAAATACGCCAGCTTCTAAAGAAGCTCTTATTTTGGGAATATCTATAACGGTTAAAAATAATCTTTCATTATAGACTGGGATATTACTAAATGCCCTTTTAAATAGCTCAATGGAATCAAAATTCTTACTTGTAAGATTTATGAAATTATAAATTGAATCGTCTGGATGGTAACTTGTTATGGAAATTGGGCCAAATATATTTTCGGTGTCATAATACCTTGGAAAAAGACCCAAATCTTGAGAAGTCAAAATTAAACTTTTTGGTTCATTCGGAGTTAAAAGTAAGGGATTTTCAGTTGAGTTTGACTTCCAAAAAATTTTTAATTTTTCTTTTATTATGGAAATATCGAATAGTTGATAATTTACTTTTGAAGTTTCTTTAATTGGTACATCATTAAAATAAATTCCTTCATATATTTCGTCTTCATATAATTTTCTTCCATCTTTATTTATCAAGCCCTCTATTGGACCATCTGATAAAAGATCTATCATTTCAGCATAAGAAAAAGAAGAAATACTGTGTGTATCGCCCATTATTGGGGGCGCTAAAACACTTGGAAATTGAACGACTACTGGAGGTGGAGGAGTTGGAGGAGTTTTACCCCCACCGAAAAAAAATGCACCCCAAATCTTTAATTTATTTTTTTCGAAAAGATGATTCATTAATTTGATATATAATCACTAAATATTATTAAATTTTCAATCTGGGTAAATTCATTAGTTTCAGTGATGGCGGTGTTGTAATTTTTAATTCCAGCTTCTATTACGACACTTGGAATTTTTAATTTTCCATATCCAATTGGAACTTTAACTCCTTGAGAAGTTACATTTTCCTGATTTGAGAAAATATAAGATTTGCCCCGAGCTTCTACAGAAAAAGTTTGACCTCCAACTCCAATAAATTGAGCGGGAGTCTCTGTATTTTTTTTTGTAAATAAAGATATTAGAAAATTTAAAACTAAAGATATTCCTATCGAGAAAAAAGCAGACATTGCAGCAGATGCAAAAGCACCACCCAAAAGCAAGCCTACTGCTCGACCAGTTAAAATTGGTACAAAATCAATTTTTTTAATTTTTTTAAATTGTTTTAATTCATCAACTTCTTTGACAATTTCTCCATCAACAATTAGTGAATAATGGCAATTATTGTTTGCAAGTTGCTGTATTTTTTTTATAAATCCTTGTCTATTTGCTTCTATAGCTCGAATTGCGGAAATTGGATTGCTTATTTTTAATGAAAAGTTTTTACCAAAAATCTTGCCGAGAATACCGTGTAAAATTATTTTAGTCATATTCGGATAGAAAAATATTTGCATTTTCATCAAATTGAATTATTTGATTAAATGAATAACTAGTAGAAAAGTTTTTTTGTGAAAAATTGATTAGATTGCTATTGACTTTATATTTTCCATATCCCACTGGAACAAATGTACCTTGGGTTGCAATATTTGTATTATTTAAAAAATAATAAGATTTAGATGAACTTCCAGGAGTTGAAGTTAATCCCCCAACTGCTTGTTTTTGCTGTTCAAGTTTTGGCATTTTTGGAGCCAACAGTATTGATAAACCCAAAAATGCAATATTTATACCCAACGTCGGAAATCCAACAAATGCTAGAGCTACGCCCACAACAATTAAAAATGCTCCAAAAATTCGTCTAAAAGTATTTTTAGATCCACTGATGCACGGTAGCAAATCAATTTTTTTATTTTTTTTGTCGGCAACGCAAGAATAATATTGACCTTTCAAATTTAAATCATTTATAGTTTTTCTGAAACCTTTTTTTATTGAATCTATTGCAATAACTAAATCATTTGTCCTTGAGAGATTTATTTTCAAAGAGTCTCCGTATTTTTTTTTTAAAAAACCGTGAAAATTAACCGTTATCATATAATATTCCTTATTCCTTTAATAATATTTACATCATAATCTTTATATTGTGGTTCATAAATGAAAAATTTTTCACTCATAACTGAATAAATAATAAATGGGAAACAGCAATTCTCAGATGTCATTTTATCAAATTCAGAAGGAGTTTCGTCGCCAACTAAATGGCTATGAAAAATAGCTAATAATTTATTTTTATTTATAAAACTTAAATAATCATATGGGTCAATTATAAAATATTGTTCTGGATTTTTTGATCTGTTGGGCATTCTTTCATAAACAAACCGTCCTTCATCATCAATACCCAAAAAACCACAGACTTCACATAATAAATTACTATCTCCCTCCCGCTTTAATAAAGCTATTACTTCCGCCTCCCCTTTTAAAAAAAAAATCTCACTCATATTTAAATTTATCTGTTCCAGGGAATCCACCAAATGGTAATATATTATTAAATATACTCGCGTCATTATTCGGAACGTAAGTCGAACCTTTAATAGTTAAAGATAGATCGTATTTAAATCTTTTTTTGCAAGCTTCTAGCGTTTTTGAACAGCCATCCCTTTCCCATAAATCGGCGCTTCTATTGGGAGTGAAAAATCTAGAAGAAGTATGATCTTTTATACAGACAAACCACGTTCTAGGTGGATCTTTAAATCCATTCAAATCCAAATTATTTACAAAAACAACATTTCCAACTTTATATTCAAAATTATCTTTCCAAACATAATATTTTAAATTTTCTTCAAATGAACCTTGGGTGAATTTAGTGGGACTTGATTTTATTTTTTCTGGAACAACTGAAAAATTAACATCACTTTCTTGACAAATTAAATCTCCTTGATAAGAACATCCCATTCCTCTGTATTGCCAATAGCAATATCTTCCATAAATTCCCCTATTTGCGGTTTCCAAACTTTGCAAGTCAAACGGAGTAATCAATTCAAATTGAATAACCTGTTTATTTTCTAAAAGTTTTTGGGAAACTAGATATTTTTCTTTTGAAATGTAAGCTAGTGGATTAGGCGTTCCAAATGGATTTTCTCCACCTTCAAAATTTATTTGAAATAATATAGTCAACATTAGCTACTGTGACCTTCGGTCTGGGCAATCTTCCCAACGTGTTTGCTTCGAAACCCTCGACTTCAATTGCCGATGCAAAATACTCATTACCTGACCAAATAATATTTTTTTTTAGTTCATTTGTTCCAGAATGAAATCTAAACGGTTCCTGTTCAATATCAAAATATAATTCATATAATTCTAAAATTGCAGTTGGTTCTAATTCAATAAAAGATCTTCCCAAGTCTCTTCTTGCTCGTAAACTAAGCTCATCTCTCGATATTGACATATTTATAATAATTTAGTTTGACTTTTAGTCCATAGGGATTACACTCCATATATGGGGTACAGAAACCGCTTCGATCATACTGGACAAAATCAAAAAGACTCTGATCTTGCGGAAAACACATTCAAAAAAATTGCTCTTTCAAAAGGTTTTGTTGTAAAAGACGCAACAAGAAATCAACAATTATCTCATATTGACTTCTTTCTTGAAGATAAGAATAAAAAAATTTACACTTTTGACGTAAAGGCTCGAAAAAAAGTTTCAAGAACAGATAGTTCAACTGAAGATAGTTTAATATGGGTAGAATTTAAAAATGTTATGGGCGCTAATGGGTGGCTTTATGGAGCGGCAGACTACATAGCGTTTGAAAGAGAGATTGATTTTTTGATTATAGATAGGAAAAACCTAGT